ATATGATTTAGATATTAGAGAACATTTAATATCAGGTACAAATAGAGGTATCTATACTGCTTTAAACGGTGGTGACGGGGGCCAAGGTAAATCCTCTAGTATAACTGGTTCTACTGTTTTCTATGCTCCGGGGGGGCCGGGCGGTGGCTATAATATAACTCTTGGATCGTATGTTAATGGAACTGCTAGCAGTTATGGTGCTGGTGGCGCTGGGGGTAAATATGGAGGCTCTCCTATATCTACCGATGGTACAGATGGAGTTGTAATTATTGCAGCCTTATCTGAAGCGGCGAGCGTAACTGGTGGCTATACCTTAGATACCACCAGTAGATCAGGATATTTCATTTACACATTTACTTCAAATGGAACTATAACTTTTTAGGACTAATCTATGAGCAACAACCGCAATCTAGGCAACATAGCTACAGCCATAACCAATGCTACCTCTGGGCAAGTTTTAACTTCTCAAGGGAACGGAGTTGCGACTTTTGCTGATGCCGCTGGTGGTGGTGTTGCAACTTATGCAAATAAAACTGCAATAGACGCTGTGTCTTCTCCCTCAGAAGGTGATCTTGCATTTGATGAAGATAAGAACGTTTTGTACATCCGAGCAGGATCTGCTTGGGAGCGCATACAACACGGTGGAAATGTAGGCCCAAGAATTACAACAGCGCCCCCCGCAACACATAGTCTTTCTGCAACTGGTTCAACATCGACTATAACGATAGTTGCGGCAGATGAATCGGGCTTTCCAGTAACTTATGATTGGGATGCTATTAGCGGAACCACATTGTACAATTCAAGTTCTTTGCCAAATCAAATAACGGCTGTTACAGAAAGCAACGGCGTTTTTACACTGACGCCTTCGACTAATACTTCACACTCAGGCTCATTTACCTTTCGCACAAAAGCGAGTGATGGCGCACAAGTATCTACGGCTACCACAACAGTAAGCTTAGCCTTTGCTGCACATCTACTCGGTTTTGCTAACAACGTATCTGGGGTGACTTACTCATCTCGGACATCTATCCAAGGAAGTCCAGCGGCTGCATTTGATAATTCTACAGATCAGGGCCACAACTGTTGGCACGGTGCAGCCTTTGACAGCACCTTAAAAGACTGGCTAATGGTTGATTTTGGCTCTGGAAATGCAAAAGTTGTAACAAAATATGGAATTGCTGAAAGATACTCCGGCACTGCAAGGGTCACATCTTGGAAATTGCAAGGCTCAAATGATGGTACTACGTTTACTGATCTGCAACCTCTAATAGTTGAAGGTGTTGATGTTAGCCGCAAAATAATGGGCTACAACGGGCATAGCCTTAACACACAGAGTAACTATTTGAGTTATTTTCACTCGTTTAATTTAACCAGCACAACTGCTTATCGTTACATTCGTCTTTTTGTAGAAGCTGCTGGGGGTAGTTATCCAGTTATTGGCGAGATGTATATAGAAGGCTATTAAGGACTAATCTATGAGCAACGCATCAAATCTTAGCACCCTTGCAAACGTCCTAGACGATGGCTCTGACGGTCAGTTCCTGAAGTCTACTGGCTCTGGCGGCGTTGCGTTTGATACGGTGGCTGCGGGGGCTGTAGTCTACGCTACGGCTGATCTGTTACCTCTGTCTGGTAATAGCGCTGGCGATGAAACCAGCAACATCCCAACAGCGCCACTTGAAGGCTAACCAATGCTAGGCTTTAGTCCTCTCGCATCAGCACCACTAGCCGATGACGGACTAGTTAAGGTAGAGCTAACGTCAGTTAGTGTCTCTACTCAAGCTCCCTCTATAGCCAATGCAAACCTTACCCAAGTACACTCACTAACATCACCAGATCTTTCTACTGGTACACCTACAGTAGGTTCTTCAGCACTTACTCAGGTACACTCCTTAACTACTACAGACCTTTCTACTGGTACACCTACAGTAGGGTCTTCAGCACTTACTCAATTACATTCGCTAACACCAGATATTTCTACTGGTACACCTACAGTAGGTTCTTCGGCACTTACTCAGGTACACTCCCTATCATCCCCAGATATTTCTACTGGTACACCTACAGTAGCAAGCACTTCGATAGGGGAAAACTATTCTTTAAGTACCTCTGATATTTCTACTGGTACACCTACAGTAGGTTCCACAGACCTAGATGAATCTCAATCTCTAACACCTACCGTAGTAACCTCTGGTGTACCTTCTGTAAGTAGTACATCTTTAACACAAATACACTCTCTTACAGCTACAGGTGTAACTACACAGAACCCTGTTGTAGATAGTTCAAGTGTATTACAAGTACACGATCTATCTACTGCTGATATTTCTACAGGTACGCCTGTTGTAGGTAACACTAGCTCTACACAGAACTTTGTACTAGCACCAAATTCTACTACTGCTGGTAGCCCTGTAGTAAGTGGCACTGCACTATCTCAAGTTCACACAGTTAGCACAGCGGATATTTCCACCGATGCTTCAAGTGTTGATACAACAGTTATAACTCAGATACACTCTGTATCTCTTAGCGATACAACATCTGGTTCTCCTGTTACAGGTAGCCCTGACTTAGATGAAGGGCAGTCTCTAACACCATTAGGGATTACTACAGGTTCTCCAAGTTTAGATAGTCCTGCATTTAGTGCCTTTGATCTTGTACTATCTGCTAATGATCTTACAGCAGGTACACCTGACATAGGTGACGAAAGACTTGCTGGTTATAATAACGCTAGAAACAATTTCTTTAATGGTACTGCATCTACCAGAGGTGGTTACCTAGAGACAAGTAGCAGTTACTTTATATCTCAACATAAAAACTCTGTACCTATTTCAAGTATATCAGAGACATCCTCTAGTATATTCTTTAAAACTTATTTTAAAAGACAGTATTCAAATTCTTCTAATTGGTTAGAAGCAAATGTTACTCTGTATAAGACAGGGAGTACAACAGGTACTGTTACTCTAGGGTCTAGTTACAGTGGTACACCTCCAAATGCAGGTACAAGTAATCATACGGATGTAGCTGGTGTACTTAACTATGTTAATTCCTCTGGTCTTATGGATTGGATGGATGATAATGTAGCTCACAGTGATAGTGATAGTACCGCATTTACAGTAACAATAAATAGAGATAATATAAACGACCAGTCTGAGTATCAACTAAAATCTGGTAGTTCTACATACGACACTTATAATATACCTAACTATCCAACTGGACAAGTTACAGGATTTAGTTTTGAGTTGTTAGATAGGTGGGCAGTACTTATAACAGCGCCATATAATGGTAACTTCTATACTTCCAATCTTAGACCTTACATTACTAGGTTTAACCCCCCTCAACCTTCCCTTACAACAGATGCAACACTAACACATCTTCTTACTGGTGTAGGCTTACTAGGGTTTAGTACTGCTGCACCATCCATAGGTTCCCCTGACCTATCTGAAGATCATTCCCTTCAAGGGGATAGTGTAGATCTTGGCACACCCACTGTAGCTTCCTCAGCTATTACCCAAGATCATTCTTTAGGTGTAAGTGATGTAGAGTCTCAGTCTCCTTCTGTTTCTAGTTCCTCTATAAGCCAAGACCACTCTTTAACACTATCAAATGTAGATTCTCAAACCCCTTCTGTATCTACTACTGATCTTAATCAAGATCAATCCCTGCAAGCTAACAGTGTTACGGCACAGTCCCATGTAATCAGTGGTCCAAGTGTTTCTCAAGATCAGGTAATAGTACCCAGTGACACCTCAGCAGGTGTTCCTGATATAGGTGACGTTTCCTATCAAAATAACTCTCCTATTAATGATGTAAGCGCAGGGACACCTGTTGTAGGGTCTCCAGATCTTACAGAAACTACTCTAAGTGTTTCTCCGACATCTATTACGTCAGGCTCTCCATCTTTTACAAATGTAGTATTCCTGCAAGACCACTCACTTGCAACTACAGATATAACTACATCGTTAGCAGAGGTAGGTCAGACTAGCTTTGTATTCAAAGGTAAGGTAGGGGCACTAAACTCAGTTGTTGTAACTTTAAGTAAGAACTCAGTTACACTTCCTCTGAGTAAGAACTCAACCACAATAAACTTATCAAGAAACAGCGTAGGTTAGAATGCCAGACTTCTTTATAAAACAAAACGACACTTCTCCTACTTTCCAAGCTACATTGAAAGGTCCAGCGGGTTCTGGTGAGAACCTATCAGGGGTGCAAAGTGTAACTTTTAAGATGGCTAACTCTGTTCAAGAAATAAAGGTAAGCCAAGCAGTTACCATAGATGACGCTGCAAACGGTGTTGTTAGCTACGAATGGCAAGCGGGTGATACGGATACTTCTGGGACATTCTTTGCAGAGTTTGAAGTTATAAAATCAGATGGTAAGAGAGAGACCTTTCCTAATACTGAGCCAATAAACGTAGTTATTAAAAAGGACGTTGTCTAATGACAACATGGACTAGACATCTATACGAACATGATCCCCTAGCAATAGCTAAAGGTGAGTCAAACTATCTGTCAGTCCGTAATATATTTGGCTACCAAGAAAACGTAACTACCAGCTTTATACCTGCTTGGGAATACGCTACAGCTTATACCTATCCAACCTCTGCTGTAACAATGGATGTAGCTAGTACAGACGCTGCAAATGATAATGGATATACTGCTCGTATTATAGGGTTAGATGAAAACTATAACATTATCTCTGAAGATGTAACTATACCAGCTACAACTACTAAAGCCTTCTTTAGAATTAATGATGTTATTTATTTCAACACAGATGGTAACCAAGGTCTAATTACAGTTTCCAATGGTGGCACAGTTTATGCGGCTATAAGAATTGGAGATGGTAGAAACCAAGCCAGTATTTATACTGTACCAGCTGGTCATTGTTTCTACCTGTACCGTATTGATGCTTTCTCTAATGACAGTACCTCTCCTAAGACTGGAGTATTTAAGAATTTTACACGAGATAGCAACGGAGTTACTTTTAATGTAGCTAGAACTACTTTTCAGAACCAGATGAATATTCAACGTAGATTACCTTTTAAATACGATAGTACAACTGACATACAGTTTCAACTCAGGACTAAATCTGGAACACACGAAATGAACGTCTTCGGTGAAGGTGTGTTAGTAAATGAAGAATTGGATGACTAATGCCTAAGACAGCCCTTAAGAATAAAATGGAAGAGCATAACAAGAAGTCTAAGCATAAGGTAACTATGCGTATGCTTGAGGCTGTTTATGATAGAGGTGTAGGTGCCTACCGTACAAACCCTCAGTCAGTACGTCCTAATGTGACTGGCCCTGAGCAGTGGGCAATGGCTAGAGTTAATAGTTTCCTTAAGATTGTCACAGGTTCCAAGAAGGCTACACATGACAAAGACCTACTACCATCAGGTCATCCATCTAGTAGCAAGAAGTCAGTAACCAAAGCTAAACTAGCTAATGATGTATTCTCTACTGAGATGGAAGCTAGAGCTAGAAGTATGGACATGGGTTGTGAAGGTAAGATCCACGTACATGACTCTAACGGACAGGCTGTATATATGCCCTGTGGTAGCCATGAAGAGTATCTAGCATACTACTCACCTGATGAGGTAGCAGAAGAGTCAGTAAGCCGCTTAGACGCCCTCAGAGCTATCGTACAGGAAGTGATGAAGGAAGAGTTCACTAAGGCTGAGTACCAAGGTGAGAAAGTAACTTTAAACAAGCCTCGCCGTATTCAAGGTGGCAACAAGAAGTTTGAAGTGTTCGTGCAAGATGGTGATAGGGTAAAGAGAGTTACCTTTGGAGATCCTAACATGGAGATCCGTAGAGATGACCCCAAAGCCAGAGCTAATTTCCGCTCCCGCCATTCTTGCGATACCAAGAAAGACAAGACTACAGCAGGTTACTGGTCTTGTCGTATGTGGGAAGGTGGAACATCAGTGTCCGAACTTACTAAAAGTGTTGAAGGTCAAATCCTCAAGGCAGATGACGAACAGCGTCTAGTCTACGGATGGGCCTCAGTCGTTACTGAGAAAGGTGAGCCAGTGGTTGACCGCCAAGGTGACGTAATCGAACCTGACACACTCGTTAAGGCTGTCAATGGCTTTATGGAGCATATTCGTGTCGGTAAACAAATGCATACAGGGGATCAAATTGGGGCGGTTATCCACTCCATGCCTATCACTAAAGAGATTGGTGAATCCCTTGGCATTCAGAGTGACCGTGAAGGCTGGATTGTAGCTTTCAAAGTCTATGACGATAATGTCTGGGCAAAGGTTAAGTCTGGTGAACTTGCGGCCTTCTCTATTGGAGGTCGTGCAATCAAGGAGGACTATAGTGCCTAACCTTTTAAAACAGCTTGAACTGGAAGAGTTGTCTTTGGTGGATCGTCCAGCAAATGCACAGGCAATGGTCTCCTTGTACAAGCGTGATAATTCCAATGGAGAACCTATGGAACATGAAGTAACAGAAAAAATGTCTGATGATCTAAAGGCCAAATTGAAGCCATACATGGATAAAGGTATGTCTGAAGAAGAAGCTATGAAGATGTATAACAGAGACATGAAGAAAGCTGATGATGCAACTGCTGAAGAGCTTGAAATCGAAACTCTTAAGGCTTCTGAAGTTGCTCTTAAGGAAGAGAACGAGCGCCTTCGTAAGTCTCTCATCGACAATGGTTATGTCATTAAAGCTGATGTAATTGAGAAGAAAGTCGAGCCTGAGTATGTAGAATATGACGGTGAGCAAATCAACAAAGCTGACATCCCTGCGCCAATCCTTAAGGCTCTGGAAGAAGCTGAAGTTGCTAAGGCAGATGCTGAACTGACTAAACGTGCAGAGGAAGCCCTACCTAACTTCAACATCGACGTAGCTAAAACACTTATTGCTAAGTTCGATACAGATGAAGCAGTTATGGAAGCTCTGAAAGGTGCTGATGCAGTATTCGGAGAGTCTATGGAAGAATTTGGTAAGTCTGATGCTGATGGCAACTTCGCTACAGCGCAGGACAAGCTAGATGCCCTCGTTAAGTCTTATATGGACGAAAACAAAATCAAGAAGAGCCAATATGCTGTAGCTTATGCCGCAGTTGCTAAGACCGATGAAGGTAAAGCTCTTATCAACAAATCCTATAAAGGAGAATAAATATGGCTGTAATGCAGTCCCGTGATACACGGTCTTTTGTTGCAGGTGAGAGTCTCACCGCAGCACAATTTAAATTCGTT